TAGATAAGGCTCATACAGAGTATGCTCGCAACCTATCCGTGTCAGAGTTAGAAGCGGTGTTCACTACTAGCTATCCAGCCATGACTACAGCACAGAGAAATCAATATAAAGAGCGTTTCAATAACATGCGTTCAGAACAGGCATTAGGTTCTGACCTTGCAGCAGGTGTCATTCGTGACTTGTGGCGGCAGTGCGTGGCAGAAGAGCTAGCTAATCACGCGTTCGATATGGTCAACGGTAAAGTCAAAAACATGTCGGGACTACGTGACATGGTTGCTCAGTATGAAGACGACTTCATGCCTACCGTGCGTGTAGATTTTGACAACACAGATATAGACTATGTCCTTGAGCAGGTTAACCAGACGTTTAAGTGGCGTATAAACATCCCGACTGTTGCAGAGCTATGGCCTGGTGTTAATGAAGGCCAGCTAATCGTAGGTGCAGCCCGACCTAACACGGGTAAGACCAGCTCCATAGCTCACCTTGTGTCCGGCGTTGATGGCTTCATTGACCAAGGCGCAACCGTTATGGTTCTCGCCAATGAAGAGGCAACCAATCGTGTAACTTCTCGTCACATGAGTGCGGCTACCTCATTAAATTTAGGAGAGATTACAGACAAGCGTAACAGAGCATTCGTTGATATGCGAATTGGTCGTGACTCTAACTGGCAAGAGAAGTTTAAAATCACAGATGCTACGACGTGGGACTTAGACAGAATGGAAGCGGTGATTAAAAGAGTTCGCCCCGACATAGTCATATGCGACATGGCAGATAAGTTCTTACCTAGTGGTAATTATACAGCCGCACACGAAGCTCTGAAGGCTACATACATTCGCTTCCGTATCATAGGCAAGCAGTATGGTTGTTGTATCTTTGCAATGTCGCAGATGTCAGCAGAGGCTGAGGGCAGGACAATGGTTAATCAGTCCATGCTTGAAGGTAGTAAGACAGGCAAGGCGGCTGAAGCAGACATCATGTTCTGCCTCACTAAAAACCCCATGATTGAGGGGCAGGATACAGATGACAACGAGAGACACTGGGTCTTGGTTAAGAACAAACTTACCGGAAGGCACGGTATGGTTCATACGTTCTTAGATCCTAAGACAGCCACGTTCTCAGTTTAGGGGGAGATATGAAACTTACATTAGATGTAGAAAACACAGTAACAAAACGAGACGGTAAGCTGCACCTTGATCCATTTGAGGCAGGCAATTCACTTACTATGGTAGGCATGCTAGATGACCAAGGCGCTGAGCTTATCGTAACATTTGATCACAGTGAGGTTGCGGCAGACGAATCTGGGCATACTGTAGTGCAGGAATGGTTGGATAGAGCTACTGTACTTATTATGCACAACGCGGCTCATGACCTTGTGTGGCTGTGGGAGAGTGGCTTTACATATAGCGGTGCTATATTTGATACTATGCTGGGTGAGTACATCATACAGCGTGGACAGAAACTACCTCTGAGCTTGGATGCATGTGCTGAAAGATATGAGCTAGCAACTCAGAAGCAAGATACACTCAAGCAATACTTTGCTCAGGGATACAGTACGAGAGACATACCTCATGATGAGTTATGTAGCTACTTATCCGCTGACCTTCATGCTACTCAGCAGTTATCTGATCAGCTCTGGCTTAAGCTAAACTCATCTGAGTATAGCAGTTTAATGCAGACTACTATCCTGACTAACCAAGTTTGCGTGGCTCTGTGTCGCATATACTGTAATGGTTTTGCGGTAGATCGCTCTGTGTTACAGGACGTTACTGAGCAGTTCACACAAGAAAAACTACAGCTAGAACGTGAGCTACAAGTTGAAGTACGTAAGCTCATGGGTGACACGCCCATCAATCTTAACAGCCCTGAGCAACTGAGCTGGCTTATCTTTAGTCGCAAGCTGAATAACAAAGCTGTGTGGCCTACATTCTTTAATGACTACATGAGTAAGGGTGAATATCGCCAGCAGGTGAATGCCCACACTACTATCGTTATGAAGACTAAGGTTAGACAATGCACAGATTGTAGTGGGGCAGGTCGCAAGCGTGTCAGAAAAAAGGATGGCACGTTAGGTAAAGCAGTTCGCATATGTCAGCCCTGCGGCGGCGAGGGGGTTCACTACGATAGAACTAGGGACGTAGCTGGCCTACGCTTTCAAGCTCCATCAGCTTCGTGGATTAGTGCTAACGGCTTTAGCTGTTCCAAAGGAAACCTAGAGTATCTAGAGGGTGTGGCACGGTCTAAGGGCATGACTGATGCAGAGCAATTCTTATACAAAGTACGCAGGCTTTCCGCATTAGATAGTTATCTGTCTAGTTTCTGTGGCGGAATTAACATCTTCACAAAAGATGATGACGTGCTCCATGTTCGTTTGGTTCAGCATCAAACAGCTACAGGCAGGCTAGCCAGTAGAGAACCTAACCTACAGAACATGCCGCGCGGCGGTACATTCCCTGTCAAGAAAGTCTTCATATCTAGATGGGAAGGCGGAAAGATTATGGAAGCAGACTTTGCTCAGCTTGAGTTCAGAGTTGCTGCATTTTTATCACAAGACAAAACAGCCATAGAAGAGGTGCTAAATGGATTCGATGTGCATAGCTATACTGCTAGCGTTATCACTGACGCTGGTCAGCATACTTCTCGTCAGGACGCTAAGGCGCATACGTTCGCGCCGTTATACGGAGCAACAGGATTTGGAAGGTCGCCTGCTGAAGCTGCATATTATGAGCACTTCACAGAGAAGTACAAGGGCATCAAAGCCTGGCATACCAGACTGGCTACAGAGGCTCTAACAACTAAGATGATTACCACTCCGTCAGGCAGGCAGTTTAGTTTCCCTGATGTCAAGCGTAGGAGAAATGGTACAGTATCTTTCTTCACGCAGATTAAGAACTACCCCGTGCAGTCTTTTGCTACCGCAGATATAGTACCTCTTGTGCTATTGCGATTGCAGGAACACATGGATACTCAGGGACTACAGAGTTTGATAGTTAATACCGTACACGATTCAATAGTAATTGACGTACACCCTGACGAAGAGAAGAGGGTGCTATCAACTATCGCAGCAGTTAGAGAAAACATACACGACGACGTTCAAATTAGTTGGGGCGTTGACTTAAATGTTCCGATGGAACTGGATGCGAAGATAGGACCAAACTGGCTAGAAACACATGAGGTGGATTTACACTGTTGACAAAGTTGACAGTAACTACCACATGAGTATAACTAGAGATTCACACTTAAATAAAGGAACTCAAAACACATGAGTGATATAGCAGTCATCAACACAGAAAACTATGGCGCAATGGCGCAACTAATGGGAGTAGCATCAGCCGCTCCAGCTAAGTCTAAGTCATCTACGTTACCTAGACTACGCATCTGGAATCAGGGCGTAAAAGAAAAAGACGGTAAGCGTTCCGTTGAGATTATCCCATCAGGCTACTACCGTCTTGAATGTCCTGACGAAGGCAAGATGTACTTTGCTGAGAAGGTAGTTGTAAGACCATTCTTACAGCGCTTCATGTATAAGAAGTACGACACTGCCTCTAATACTTATGTAAAGACATGCATGCATGACAACCTAACGGTAGACCTAAAGGATACTGTGGGTGGGTTTAACTGCGGTAAACCTGCTGGTTACATCCAAGACTTCAATGCTCTCTCCGATGATATGAAAGACCTAATCAAACAGATTAAGCGTGTTCGTGTGATCGTAGGTGAGGTTGAGTTAATCAATCCTCTACAAGAGAACGGTCAACCTGCTGACCTTACTGTAGCCCAGCCGTTTATCTGGGAGATTGACAACAAGTCTGCTTACAAGCTGATGGGTGAGCCGTTCTCACAAATGTCTAGGCAGCGTAAGCTACCTATCCAGCACAAGATTACGCTGGATACTACAGAGCAAGAGCTACAGACAGGCGGCTCATTCTTCCTACCAGAACCATCCCTTGACCTAACCACAGCATCAGACATCACTGATGCAGATCAGGCTAGGTTCGCAAACTTCTTGGAGTGGATTGAAAACTACAACAAGTATGTGTTTGAGCAGTGGGATAACAACAAAGGACTTCACTCCTCTCAAGATGAGACAGACGCTGTAGATGCTATCTTAGGCGACAACGTCTTCATTGATGTGGATGATGAAGATGCAGCTTAATGAGCTGAAGATTCACTCTTGGCTTCAGAACGTACTGCGTGGCGAAGCAAAGATGAGTGAGCAAACAATCGAGGGGGTGGTAGCAGACATTGCTACCGCTCTCAAAAAGCAATTCACAGAGTCACGTAAGGGTGATGCCTTTCGCTGGCGCATGTCTAATACAGGCAGACCATACTGCCAGCTCTGGTACGCCAAGAACAAACCAGAAGCTAGCTCCTCTTTCAATACAGTATTCCTGCTTAACATGATTGTCGGTGACATAGTTGAGGCTGTGTTCAAGGGCGTTATGACGGAAGCAGGCATACAGTATACAGATGCTAAGTCGGTCAAAGGTAAGTTCGGAGATATAGAAATCTCTGGCACTAATGATTTAACAATGGCTGACGGTGTGTGGGATGTGAAGACAGCCAGCAACTATAGCTATCAGAATAAATTTGCTTCAGCAGAGAAGCTGGCATCAGCTGATACGTTTGGTTATGTGGCACAGTTATGTGGCTACGCCCATGCAGATGACGTTGAACCAGGCGGCTGGATTGTCATCAACAAAAACTCTATGGAGTTTAAGTTTGTACCATACGATCTTAACGACAAAGAAGCTGTCGTCGCTAGCATTGTAGAGAAGGTAGACGAACTCAAAGAGAACAAGTTCAGACGTTGCTTTGAACCAGTAGAAGAGTTCTTCCGCAGGAAACCCACAGGCAATAAAAAGCTAACCGTAGAGTGTAGCTTCTGTTCATACAGAACAGATTGTTGGAATGGCAAAATTAGTGAAGAGCCTTCTCGCGTAAGCACAGCGGCAGAGAAGCCAATGGTGGCGTACATAACTGAATGAGTTACATGTCTAAGGCTTACAGAGCCGCACGAAAATACGGTTACAGAAGCGGGTTAGAGAAAACAATCTGCGATAAGCTGACCGAAAATAAAGTTAAGTATGCTTACGAAACTATTAAGATTGAGTGGGAAGACCTAGCTTACAGGACGTACACACCAGATGTCATCTTAGACAATGGTATAATCTGTGAGATTAAAGGACTCTTCACTACTGCCGACCGGCGCAAACACCTGATGATTAAGAAGCAGCATCCAGATTTAGACATCCGTTTTGTGTTTGAGAACAGTCGCAGGAAGCTTCGTAAAGGTGCAAAGAGTACCTACGCTGGGTGGTGCATACAAAAAGGATTTCTCTATTACGATAAAGAGATTCCAGAAGATTGGATTAAAGAAAAAGGTAAGCCAGTAGATAGCACCTTTATTAAATACAGTGGAGATAAACTAAAATG